GGGTGAAAGAGGGCATGTGGCGGTAGACGAGGAGCGCGAAGCGAAGATTGACCTATGCGTTCGCGAGCGGCAAGTCCCTCGTGCCGTCGCGGCCATCATGGTTGACACCGGCTACTCGAAGGGAACCGCGTTCCGCATTTACAACGACGCGTTCAAGCGCCAGACGCGCGCACGCGAAGCGGCCCACGCTGCCGAGCAGGCGAGCAAGAAGTCTGCCGGCGCCAGCGCCTCGGCGTGACGAATTTCTGCGGGGGGGCTGCGTTTTGCCCCTTGCAATTCTAAGTGACATAAGGTAAGCGTTCTGTGTAACCGCCATAAGGTGTCTGACAGCACCCGGCCGGTCCCAATCCCCAGAGAGAAATGAGCCGAGCCCGCGCCAGCGTGCGCGACAAGCTCATGTCATCTGGCAAGGGATCGGACCAAAATGGCCTTTGAAATCCCCGACCACTACAGCCGATCGTTCACCACGAACGTCGAGCTGTTGCTACAGCAGGAGGACTCCAGGTTCTCCGACTGTGTGACGCAAGCCACCTACACGGGCGAACAGGCCCAGGTGGTGAAGCAGTTCGGTGAAGTCGAGTTTCAGGAGAAAACCTCCCGGCTCGCGGACACCAACTTCTCGGAAATCGAGCACCGTCAGCGGTGGGCATTCCCCACGGATTACGACCTCGCGCTTCCTGTAGAGAAGGAAGACGAGATCCGCATGCTCGATAGCCCGGTCAGCCCCTACACGTCGGCGATGTCCGCGGCATGGAACCGCAAGAAGGATGCCGTCATCGTCGCGGCTGCTCTCGGCACGGCAAAGACCGGCAAAAATGGCGGCACGTCCACCTCGTTCGACAGCACCAACTTTCAGGTGGCGGTCGATTTCGTGCTGGCGGGCGGCACGCTCACGTCGGGCCTGACCATCGCCAAGCTGACTGAGGCAAAGCGGATGCTCGATGCCGCAGAGTGCCCGATGATGGGCCGCTACTTCGGCGCCGGCTCCACTCAGTTCCAGGACCTGCTGAACACCACGCAAATCACCTCGGCGGATTACAATACCGTCAAGGCGCTGGTGAACGGCGAAGTCGATACCTTCCTCGGCTTCAAGTTCAAGCGTTACGAGGGCTTCACGTCCGCGTCCAGCGTGCGCTCGTGCATCGCTTGGCACAAGACGGGCCTGCACCTCGGAACCTGGAACGGCCTCGAAACCAAGATCGGCGAGCGTCCCGACAAGAAATACCTGGTTCAGGTTTTCATGAAGGGAACCGTCGGCGCGACCCGGACCAACGAGGAAAAGGTCGTCGAAGTTCTGTGCTCGGAGGCATAAACCATGAGCCGCAACAACCTGGCCCTAGTGGGCAATGAGGCGACCCTGGCGGAAGCCATGGCTCGCGCACAGCAGGGCTTGTTCTGGGACCCGAGCGCAGCGACGGTTCTCCAGACAGCCAATCATGCGAACAGCACCGCGCCGGCCTCGGCAACCCTCAGCAATACCGCTGCGGGCTACGCCAAGCTCGGCGGGCGGTATCAGTTCGCAGCCGTTGCCGGCGCGGCCACTGACTACGCTCTCTTCGCGTATCAGGTGCCGAGCACGCGCACGCTCTACATCACGGGGGTCTCGATCTCGGTGGTGAACACGGGCGCGGCCGTCACGACCACGGCGCACATCTTCGATTGGTCCCTCGGGGTCAACTCGACGGCGGTGTCGCTGGCGACGACGGACTCGGGTGCCGTCTTCGGGCCGCGGCGTATCCCGCTCGGCACGCAAGGTCTGCTCGCCTCGGCTGCCATCGGGGCAACGGCGCCGGATGTCGTGCGGGTGTTCCCGACGCCTATCGCTGTTCTGCCGTCCCGTTACGTCCACGTCATCCTGGGCATGCCGGTGGCCTCGGCCACGGGCTCGCAGGTCATCCGTGGCGACGTGATGTTCAACGGCTTCTTTGGCTAACAGGAGAACGCCATCATGGCAGCTACGCATGAGGAATCCGTTCAATATGAGAACGTCTTCACAGACGCTCCCGTCAACCTGAACCCGGTTTCGACTTGGGGCTCCAAGCTCCAGGTCATGTTCTTCAACCACGTTCAGTCCGAAGCCGGAGACGCTACGTCAACCGTCAATCTGGTCAAGCTGCCTGCGGGCCGCGTGCGCCTGATTACGGGCCTGTCGAGGGCATACGTCAACTGGACGACCGCCTCGGCGACGCTCGATCTCGGCTGGCGTGCCTACACCGGCCTCGATGGGGTCGCGGTGGCGGAAAGCCTCGCGGGCATCATCTCTGCCCTCGATGTGGACACGGTGGGCTATCAGTCGCTCGAAAGCGACGTGACGGCACTGCTGGCCAGTCTCGGCGGCACCAAGGAGTTTACGTCCACGTCGGGCGTGATCATCTGTGCCCACACGCCGACTGCTGCAATCGGCTCAGGTGACACCATCGCCGGTTATCTGGTGTACGCCTGCGACTGACGTTCTGATGGGGGAGAGGGGTGGCGGCCTAGCTGCCATCCCTCGCATCGCAGGGGTCGAGCGCGATGGCATCCGAGACTGACGTAATCAACGCCGCACTCGTCAAGATTGGCGAGAAGCGCATCACGTCGAGCGGCTACGCCTCGCCCACCAATGAGCGCGAGCGCATCGCCAACGAGCACTACGAGCGGTTGCGCGACGGCGAGCTGCGAAAGAACGTCTGGAATTTCGCTACCAAGTGGACATCGCTCGCGCCCGACGTGACGGAACCCGACAATCCGAACTATTCCGTGCGCTATGCGCTGCCGGCCGACTGCCTGCGGCTGCTCGAAGTGGACGAGGACGACGACTACAAGGTCGAAAGCGGCTACATCGTCATCAACGTCAGCGATGAAATCAACATCCGCTATGTCCGCCGCGTCACCGTCGTCAACGATTTCGACGCTCTGTTCTATGACGCGCTGGCGGCGCGCATCTCGGTCGAGTTCTGCGACCGTCTGACCGGCAAGCGCGGCAAGCGGCAGGACGCGATCGGCGAATATACCGCCTTCATGCTCCAGGCGGCGAACACCGACGCCATTGAAAGCCCGCTCGACGAGTTCCCCGAGGACGACTGGATAACGGCGAGGGCCTGATGCCGGATCTCACGTTTCCCAGCTTCAGCGGCGGAGAGGCGGCGCCGGCCTACTACGGTCGGACAGACCAGGATGCGTTCTACGTCAGCGCCAAGGCGCTCCTGAACTACATCGCCAGCCAGACCGGCCCGGCCATCGGGCGCGGTGGCACGACCTACGTTGCAGGCACGAAGAACAACGGCGCCTCCAAGGTGCTGCTGGTGCCGTTCCAGTTCAATGAGGAGCAGGCTTACATCTGCGAGTTCGGTGACGGTTACATCCGCTTCTACAAGGACCGGGGGCGCATCGACGAAGCCGCGCTGAACATTACGGGCGTCACAAAGGATGACCCTGCCGTCGTCACGGTGAACCATCGTCTTACCAAGGGCCGGACCATCCGCATTGCCAGTGTCGCCGGCATGACGGAACTGAACGGCAACTCCTATCTGGTTGACCACGTTCTCGGCGCCTCCAAGAACATCGACGACTTGGACCGCTCAAGCCCGGTGCGCATTGAGATTGCGACGGGGCACGGCTTCGTGGGCGGGGAGCGGGTGTTCATCGAGTCGGTCGGTGGCATGACCGAGGTGAATGACCGCACCTTCGAGCTGGTGTCCATCTTCGACCGCGTGCTCGCCATCACCGGTATCTCTCAGGAGAACCCTGCCGTCGTCACCGTGTCCGGCGTCCATGCGCTGAACGATGGTGAGGCAGTCCTAATCGAGGACGTGGCCGGCATGACTGAGGTCAACGACCGGCGCTTCGTCATCAGCCTGCATTACTCGGCCACCAAGAACATATCCGACATCACTCAGGCGAACCCCGGCGTCGTCACCACGTCCACGGCGCACGGCTTCGCGTATGGGAGCCTCGC